CAGAAATTGGGGTTGAACTTAAATAATAAAGTCGAGAGATCGATTTAATTCACGCTGTAAGAGAACTAGAATATTTATATTTGGACTGGATCTACACTACAAGTTGAGGGTTATTGAGTCTCTATATATTAGTCTAGAACTATATCAGCCGCGTAATTGCTGATTTACTCGCAATGACTTTTATTTTACACTTTAATAGGTTTCTGTAAGCCTATATGACCAAATTACAGAGTTGAATAAACAATTTTTAAAATTCAGAATAAAACTGTAAATTGAAATTTTACATGGACTTATTCTTTGAACTTCTATCTATACGTCTGGCAATAGGAGTTTGCTGTGCGAGTATCATATAGTTTTTATAACTATTTTTGGTAACTTTTGACACAAATATAACTTGGTATTGTACACTATTGTAAGTCCTCCAGTACGTAGAGTTACTCTTGTTTTATACAGAGATCTGGGTACCCAATAGGGAAGGTTGTATTCTTTTATTGGCGCACTAGATTATACTGTCATTTAAACGAGATCAAACTAAAGGCACTTTTACCCATTATGAATACTAAATTACCAAATACAACACTTGGCGACCAAGATCGCAAAATAAAATTTAAAAAATGTAAAAGTAAAATTAAAGCTGATCTTCTCGTTCATTTCTCAAATGAAGAGAAGAAAGCTAATAAAATTAAAAATCAAAAAATAAGAGACCATAAATATAGGTCATTGATCAAACCTCAAGTAGGAGAAAACACTACTAGTGTGATTGAACCTAGTGAAGCTTTAAGGAATAACTTTCCTTTTGATGTCACTAGGATTGAGGATGTAGATTATTTGACCTTAATGATGAAGAAGATTTTAGATGATTGTGATCATGTCAAGAATCTTCAAAACACTGGTAAGACATGGCATGATTTCAATGATATATATGAAATGTTCGTTGAAGATTATGGTTTCGAGTCAGAGGAACACAAATTGGTATGTGCTCAGATTATTATGGTTGATATGTGCAATTTCAGGCTTGAAATTATTGATAGGTTTCCGAGGGCGGATTCATTGTTAGTGCCCACGGATCAAACTATCAATCCTGAAATGTTTGGATTTTCCAATCCATTAACCCTTAAGCATATTATGGGAGATGGGCTTAATATAAACCATAATTTGGACAGTGAAACTGTCTCGGCTATAGACGAGTTAGCCGAAACCCTTAAGAATGTTAAAGGGAAACTCTCACTAGATAAGAATACGAATGAAACGCTCCGGAAATTTTCTGAGAATGTTTCAAACACTTCACATGATATTAAATTGTCAATGGATTTTGGTATTGGCAATATTATAAACTTGATAAAAGATAATTTGCCAACTACTGTTATTGTTTCTATGGTTGTTCTTGTTGCACATAATTATATGCCCAAAGATACTCTTTCTAGGACATTGTTTTGTGGTGCTATAGTAGCTATTTTAGCTCTATATCTTAACTCTTCTAGTATATACACTGAGATATTGAAATTTTTCTCAGATACTATTTCTCCGGAAATGTATGATACAAATGATTATGGTACTCTTATGGCATCTTGTCTTAATATAGGATTAGGTGTCGGAAGTGCCAAGAATCTATTTTCTGGTAAAGGATGTTGTGATGTTTTGCATACAGTTAGTAAAATTCAGAATGGATCTAAAGGATTGGTTGAGTCATTATCAGTTATACTCCGATATATTTGGGAGAAAATTGATAATTTCTTTAATAAATCTGGATCTGATGCTTTTGTGTTAACTGGTCATGCCTATGTTGATGAGTTTTTGAAAGAGACTTCTGAGATTAAGAAACTTGATGAGAATGGTGAAATCTTTAATGATCAAGGAAACTTGGATAGGGTCAACACTATACTTAAGTTGGGTATGACAGTATCCTTAAAAATTCCTAGCAATAAAGATTGGATGCGATTGAGATTTGTTATTGATCGTTGTTGTCATGAATTAGAGGCCATACGAAAGAAATTGCTTTCTACTAATTTCAAATTTTCAGGTATGCGATCTGAGCCTGTCTCTATATTGTTACAAGGAGGTCCTGGTGTTGGAAAGTCAAATTGCATGCAACATTTGGCTCATGCATTGGCTGCCAGAACCTTTTCTAAGGTAAATCTTGCTGCTTATAAGAAACAAAGTTCTATTTTTATTTTTAATCGACAGTCCGAAGTTAAACACTGGGACGGCTATGATTTTAATAAGAAAATTGTTTTCTTTGATGATATTTTACAGCAAAAGGATGTTGCAGGTGATCCAGACAATGAGATTATGAATATTGTGAGAGCAATTAATTGTTTTGAATATCAACTACATTGTGCCGCTATGGAAATGAAAGGAAACACTATGATGCGAGCTGATTTTATCATTGCCAATACTAACCAAAGCAATTTTAATTTTGCAAGTATTAATTGTGCTAAAGCTTTTATGAGAAGGTGGGATATTGTTGTTGTTGTTTGTCCAAAGTTAGAATATTCTAAGTCAGGATTCTCTGACATTTGGGAAAGGAAAATTGATTTTGATAAGGTCTCTAATGATGTTAATGCATCCAAAATGCATCCTTCTAATCTTGAATTTCATGTACAGACAATGGCCTCTGGTAAATCACCAAATACATTCTACAATGCTGGAATTGTATGGAGCTGGAATCAACTTGTAGACTATGCTCACAGCATGCATAATATAAAGAAAGAGAGACATGAACAAATGATTGCTGATTTAGATAAGACTCTAGTCGACTTCTCGGGTGAGACAATTACCGCTGAGGGTCTATTAGGTAGGCCAGTATATAATGTTGAGGATTTTCGCAAATATGCTCGTTTATCTGAAGAGGAATTTCAGTGTAGTGTTAATGGCAAATATGATGTTATTTTGCCAACACTTGGTGAATCCCAAATAGATGATGAGGATATTAAGCTACTTGAATATGAAAATTTTCTGCAGAATGCTGATGAGTACCGAAATAGCGTCAAGTTAAATTCAGATTCATTAATGACTAATACTATTAATCAAGTCTCAGAATTATATATAGAAACAAATGATATCTATCAAGAGTTGAAAGCTGGACCCTATGGTGATATCTTGGAATTTTGTGACTCACTTGATTATCAGAAATCATGTAGAGTTAAATTTTTCCTTAAGAGAATGTGGTTTGAGGTTGTGTTTAAGTATCGTATTAGGGTATCTTTAGATTATTTCTGCCAGATTTTCTTGAAATACAAAATGCATAATATTTCTAAAGATATTGAGAATATTGATCCTATATTATTAGACCAATTTCTTTCTGAAGTTCTTTACAAAGAATCACAATCTGAGGAGTCTAGTGTATTTCAAGCTTATTTGAAAACTTCTTTATTGGAAAATAAACTTCGTGTTGAAACTGCTGATTTACCGGAGTGGAAGAAGGTTTTGTTTTCTGTATACAATTGGATTATTGGATTTTGTGCTGAAGCTGGTAGAGGTTGTATTGGAATGTTTGATTCAACAAGTTCTATTCTTGCTAAGACTGTTACTGGTGCTATGGTACTGTCCAGAGTTGTAATAGCAAAGGTCTTGATCCAATTTTTGTCAAAATGGATTTTTAAGACATTTTCTTCTATTAAGAGGCAATTTTGGACAGAAAAGGTTGATGACATTGATATGGAACCGAGAATTTCGGATAAGTCAATGATACAATTGAAGGAATTAAACTCATCTTTACTCCCTGATCCTCTTGCGCCCCCCATACTAGTGAGAGATATTGGAGAGATTTCGAGTAATTCTGATCCTAGACCAGAAAAGTCTTCTCATCATCGTGCACCTCGACATAAAACACCTCTTTTACGTGCTAGATTAAAAGAAAGAATTGGAGCTCAAAGTTTATATGATACAAGTCAAAATTTGATGGATATTGCGGAATCTATTGCTAGAAAGAATCTATATGAATGGTGGACACCAATTCCTAAATATAATAGGAAGGGTGAGGACACACATAGTCGTTCTGGAATGGCTATGGGTATTGTTGGTAGTGTTATATTTGTTCCTTACCATTTTGTTACAAGATTAGCAATTGATTATGCTAATGGTGAACATGAAGATTCTGAATTTGTTAGGATAAGATCTGTTTATGTAGAAAATAGATCAGTGCATATTAATATCAGGCAACTCTTGAGAGCATGGGATGACGAATCACCTCTATCTCAAGCCTATGATATTGCAATTTTTAATATACCACAGTTACAACCATGTCGTGATATAACACACTTGTTTGCAACAGAAGCTCAGATTGCAATGTATGATGTTGTTGATGCTATGATATGCTTACCTCCAAAGAAGGATTCTAAATTATGTAGTACTATTTCTATGCATGCAAAGTATTCCGAGAAATCAATAACCATTGATACAAAGGATTGGTTTCCATATGAACTTGAGCGAATTTGGGTCTATTATAACAAACACACAGGACCAGGTGATTGTGGAGCTCCTTTATTTGTGAATGATAGAACAAAAGGTTCACTAATTATTGGAATGCACATGGCTGGTGGAGAAGTCAATGGATTTTCTAGTCTATTGACACATGAACTTGTACAAGGTATGCTGAAAGAATTTTATGATAAGAAAGCTGTTGAGCCCTACAAGTATGAAGATCAACTTAATCTTGAGATTGCACCATCCCAGCATATTACTTCAAACATGTCTATTGTAGGCACTGTTAGCTCTAATTTAGGAACAAAGAATAGTGGAAGATCTAAGTATATTAAATCTCCTTTATGGGGTTTGTATGCTGAACCACTAACACACCCTGCTAGATTAAAGAATTTCTACACTAGTGATAATCCCCCGGTATTGATAAAACCCATGGAGATGGCTTTAGAGAAATATTGTCCTCCTGATCCTAACATTAATGAAACTCTTATTGTTATTGCTAGGGAACAGATCTATGCTAAATTACTGCGTGGTTCGCGAATTAGCATTAGAAAGAGGATTTATAGTTTTGATGAAGCTGTTTTGGGTAATGGACCAAAATTTTCAAAATTACCGAGGGTTACTTCAGCTGGATTTCCTTATAATACCATGAAAGGGAAGACTACAAAGGAGAGATTCTTTTTATCAGGACCAAAATACGATCTGAATAATCCTGAGTGTGATAAACTAAGGAATTCTGTTGATTATATTATTGGTAAGGCAAAGAGTGGTGTTCGTAGTACACATATATATACTGATTTTCCTAAAGATGAGAGAAGACCTATTGAAAAATGGAAGAAAGGGATAACTAGATTGGTATCCGGTTCTCCTATCGAGTTAACTATTCTTTTCAGGATGTACTTTGGTGCATTTATACAATGGATGTATGAAAATTCTATTGAGAATGGCTGTGCTTTAGATACCAACCATAATTCTCGCGATTGGGATAACATTGTTTCAAAATTGCACAGATTTGGAATTGGTAGGAAGAATATGGGAGCTGGCGATTATAAGAATTTTGATGGATCTCACAATACTAGAGTACAGTGGGCAATACTTGATCTTATTGAGAAGTGGTATGACAATTCCACTGAAGAAGAAAGACGTGTAAGAAAGATTCTATGGTATGAAGTTACAAATTCACTGCACCTTAATGGTTGTATGCTTATGTACTGGTTAGGTAGTTTACCTTCAGGAACACAAGTTACGCCGACTGTAGGTGACCTTATGAATCATTTCAATTTTCATATCATATGGATGCTCATTTTTGGTGTATATACTAACTTTGATGATGGAGCAACTTTGATAACGAGAAGTGATGATCACGTTTATGCAGTCGATGAACCATATGTAAATATATTTACAGAGAAACGTGTAGGGATTGAAATGGCTCATATAGGATATAAATATACTAGTGAAGATAAGACCTCTGAACTAGAAGATAGTTTGAGAGGTCTTGATCAAATTACATTCTTGAAGAGAAGGTTTGTCTGGAATACTAAGTATCATAAATATTTTGGTCCACTTGATAAGAATGTAGTTCAAGAAATACCTATGTGGGTTAAAGATGGTGCTTCTTCCATGTCTGACGTTGCTAGTAATGTTAATGTTGCAATTGAGGAAGCAGCATTACATGAGCCCTGGTGGTACGATCAATTCGTGCCAAAATTGGTGAATACTTGTCAAAGGTTTCCTGATATAGGATTACCTGTTGACTGGAATCAAGATCGTTTGATAGAGTTAGTACTTAATAGGAAACCTCGATATGATGATTTTGAAGTTGTTTATGGGTATACAAATGATATCAACCCTGAGAGTTGGTTACCAGCAAGTTTTAATGAATTTCATGACGGAAAATTACTTGCAAGGCTTCATTCAGGACGGACCTGGGCTATTCAGCCTTACTGCCAAGACGGGTCGGTAGCAGCCCTACCAATGTCTAGGAGTCATGACTCTGGGATGAGAGTGGCGCCTCTCACCCTTAGTAAACGCGCAACTGAAACTAAATCACAATCTTCAACCGCTATATCCGACGGTTCTAATATTGGACAACAAAAAGGTTCTGTCTTTACGGATGAACGTACTGCTGAATCTTCTGAGGCTTTTCCTCCTGGATCTACCACACATGCTGTAAACGATGCCGACACTGTTAAAACTTCTCCTGTTTCTTATCTTCCTCCTCCTATGGAGATCTTGACAGAAATTAAATCTGGGGTGACACAAGAAATAAGAGATTTTCTTGCGAAACCACAGGTTATTTCTTCTGGTGTGTTTAGCACCACTGATACATTTTCCTCATTCTTGTGGGTTGGAAATATACCCGGTTCTATTATAAATTCGAATCCAATATGGCAGAGAAAGATAGAAGGAAATTATGCAATTAGAGCAAAGATTACTTTGACTATACAGTTCAATGCAAATAGATTCCAGCAAGGCAGGTACATCCTTGCATGGGTTCCTGATGCAGGAGCTTATACTACCAATAGGTCTTTGTGGCAAAATATGCATAGTTCTAATTTATGTCAAGTTACCCAATTACCTCATGTTGAATTTGATCTAAACTGTGATACTCAAGCTATGTTGGAAATCCCGCAGATAAATACGACTGGATTTTCCTTAGCTGGTATTACAGGAGCTCAACAATATGGGAATGGGTATGCTATTTTGACAACTTACTCTCCATTGATATCTCCAACAGGTCCTTCTACTGCTAATTGGACCTTGTATGCACATTTTACTGAAGTTGACTTTTCTATGCCTGTTATACCGCAATCATCTCAGTCTAGAATAAAGAATAGAGTTACTCGTAAGAAGACACCTGAACTAGTAGAACAATTATCAAATGATATAGGTCCACTAGAAACAATGATGTCTACACTAGGAACTTATTCCGGATCTATATCTGGAATACCTATCTTGTCTAGTATTGCTGGTAAAGCGAAGTGGGCATTGGATATCGGGGCGAAAACTGCTAGTTCATTTGGTTGGTCTAAACCTTTAGACGCAACACCCTATGTGAAAATGAAAAGGCAGATTTTCCCAAAATACAATAATGCTGATACTACAGAAACTGGAGAAGTTTTAGGGGTTATGGATAAAAACTCTATTGAACAACTTCCTGGTTTTTCTGGTAACAATCTAGATGAATTGAGTATATCTTATATATCCTCAATACCAGCGTGGTATTCTACCACAACTTGGTCTGAAACTGATTCATCTGGAACACAGTTGTATAGCTCTGGTTGTTCCCCTAGAGACTTCAAGGTTAGTAGTGCTTATGTTGGAGGAACTGTATATTTTCCTACACCAATAGCATTTGTTGCCAACTTCTTCACACAATGGAGAGGATCCATTAAATTTACAGTGAAGATAGTCAAAACTGAATTTCATTCTGGAAGACTAATATTCATGTATAGGCCTTATAATTTTGAAGCCTATGATGCAACCCCTGTAGGAGCTGTGACTATAGCAAATTCTACTTATCTCCATCGTGAAATCTTTGATATTAGATTTGGCAATGAATTCACATTTGTCATTCCTTGGTTGAGTTTAACACCTTATAGACCAACTTTTGGCTCTGATAGTGAAAATGGAACAATTATTATGCAGGTATTAAATCCCCTAGTGGCACCTGCTAATGTAAGTTCCACTGTTCAACTATTATTTGAAGTGTCTGCTTGTGATGACTTCGAAGTTGCAATACCTAGAGCATTGACAGAATCTGTTGTTTCAAATGTGACACCACAGGTTGGAGAAGAAAATGTTTGTGAAATATTTTCTGATTATATTGGCAATGCTAGTAAGTCTGAATCTCTAGCTCCTGCTCGATATTGTGTAGGAGAAAGAGTTCTATCACTCAGACAGTTGATAAAGAGATTTAACTACATGACACTTGATACATCATTGACTAATAGTTGGTTTATAATGTTTCCGTGGTTTATTTTTACACGGCATCTTACAGCTGCAGGATATATTGCTGGAGAATTATCCAGTTCAGATGTGTTCTCACATGTTGCTAGTTGCTATGCAATAGCACGTGGAAGTATGAGATATAAAATCCTTGATGATTATTCATCAGATGACAACTTGTTAGTTGTTAGGAATGTACAAGTGTCTCGTACTACAGGACCAGCTTGGACTGCTAATTTTAATTATACAGCAACTGGACCTACAGTTGGTGGATTTGGTAATGGAGATAACCAAACACTCACACTCAACAAGATTACGGGAGGGTTAGAAGCCACCTTCCCTTTTTACAATCGCCTATTTAGTTACGCAGTAGGTGATTCAATGAATAACGCTGGTTTATTATCGGCCACACGTTATGATTTCCGCTCTTCAGTTCCGAGATCAACTGGAAGAGTCACATGGGTGAATAACCCTACTAATCTAGCTTACTTTCGAGCAGCTGGAGAAGACTTTGAATTAGGTCTATTTGTGTCCACCCCTCCTTTAGATGGGTGGGCAACAGACTTGTAACTCCCCAACCCAGAGAGGTTTTTGGTTACAAATATTACTATTGGAGTTAGGCGCAATTAGTTGTCTATATGGCAATGAACCGCAGTCCTCCTTTGTTCTGATTTTCCCAAACAAGAAATAGTTTTATTTGTATATCTTTTTACTCTTATGGCGGCAAAATTCCCGATCCCGACACTTTTATTATTTGTTCAAATATACGTTTAGCGGTGGTAAGCTCTACCACTGTGGTTAAAGCAAACGTTAGGAATCTTATATATTCTATACTTGTCATAGTATAGTTATATATTATTCTAGCTTTTCATCCA